ACTGCACCAAACATTTGATAACTAAATAATCTTGATTTCATAAAGTAAGCTGTATTGCCTACACCTGCGTCTGGTACTGTTGTAACAATCAATTCGTTGCCTACAGAAGCACCAAGTAAAGCGTCTGGTTTATTTGCCCCAGCTTCATAAAAGCCGTCTAATTGTAATGTACTATCTTTAAGTCCACCTAGTCTTTCACGAAAACCACCACTATTAATTGTTGTAGCGTCTAGTTCTTCTGACATTATTTCTAGGTTTACGCTAGTTACGTGGTCTGATAAGTCGTAACCACCACTAAATACTTTACCGTCATTAAATACAAATTTAGCCATTTACTTCTTCCCACGCTTCGTTAATATTTGGTGTACTTTTATCATCTTTTTTAAATGTGCCGTCTTTTTTTCTAGCACGTCTTTTTTTAATAGTAATAGGTTCTATGTGTCCACCTTTTATTAATGACTTAGCAACATTTTCATCATCAATAGTTATTGTGTCGCCTTTTAGTTTATCCATAACTTTTTTATTGCCTATAATCTTATATTTAGCCATTATGATCCTTTCGTATAAACCTCTATTGTTAAATTAGCACCTACACCGTCTATGCCGTTTAAATTAACATCTGCTGCGTAATTACTAACGTTTACAACCCTTGCGTCTGTATCGCTTAGTCCTAAAGTCTTATTGTTATATATTACTTGTCTTACGCTTGATGAACCACTACCTGTAATAAAAGCGTCTAATTTATCTTGTGCTGTTCTACTATCTGCACGTTGAACAGCAACTAACATATCAAATGTATATAGATCAGTTCCCCTTTGCATAGCTAAATCAAACTGTATTTCTGTTGGTATAAAGATTGCAACTGGGAAGTTTATTGCGTTATCTGGAACTGTGTCGTAACAACGTAGTCCACTTATGTTGCCTACAGTTGTTTTTAAACCGTCCCTAATCTCGGCAAGTGTAGCCATTAAGAAACACCTAGAACTGTGCCTTTACGAAACGGTGCAATTAATCGTGTTATTTCTCTGTTTTGTTGAATATTGACTACGCCAAAATCACCAACACCAGCAACGCCTAGTGGTGCGTTTCGCATAGCAAATAGTTCACTAGCTAACATCAATGTAGCTTGTTTAATCTGATCTGGAACACTTGCATAACCCCAACGTGCTGTTATTTCTGCACGTGGTCTGTTACTTGAATAATCTAGTGGCCACTCGTGATTACCGTCTGAAATAAGTTCTACTATATAAAATGGATTGCCTGTAATACCACCGACTATGCCATTGATTGGTAATACTTGATAATCTGAACTTGCAACGGTTTCTTCGTATGTACCGTCATCATCATCATCATATTTAACAACTAACCCGGTAGTTGTTGAAATGTCATCTACACGTAATCTGTATAAATCATCTGTAAAAAACTTACGTGCAGAAGTTGTAGCGTCTTGATAAAAATACCTGCCACAAAAAGCGTCTATTTGCCTACTAGCTGCATTTACTGCGTCATCAATTAAAGTATCGTCTGCTGTATCGCTTGTAGGTATGCCAACAAACGTCTTTAATTCGTCCTGTGTACAGTAGCCATTAGTAATTGCCATAAGATATTATCTACCTTTCTTTCGGCCTTTACCTTTGCCACCTTTCATTTTTTTACCGTAATGTTTTGGCATTACTTCTTTTTCTCTACTTTTTTTTCAGCTTTAGGTTTTGCAGATTTTGTTTCAACTTTTCCACCAGCTGCTTTAATTGCTTTTTTAACTTCTTCAGCACGATCTGCCTTTCCATAGACTTCATAGTGTTTTAATTCTTTTTTTAATGCTTCTATTAATTCTTTATCTTTTGCCATAATACTTTCCTAAATGGTCTGGTGTGTTAGTTGCCCAACACACCGAAACCATAATTTAATTAAAAGGTAGGTGCAATAAGTCCTGTACCTACGATTTCTGATATTCCTTTTGGATATCTTCCAGAAGCAAAAGCAACGTAACCATAAACAACCATTTTAGTTGTTAATGATCCTGCGTTTGTTTCTTCAAATTTAAGTTGGAACAAATTATCTTCAAATAAGATATGGTCATCAACTTTTGCTATATAAATAGCGTCTTCAGTACCAGCACCTAGATCAGTTCTAATGTTAGCGTCTGTGATTACTGGTAATCCTAGAACACTACCTACAACTTGACCATAAGCTGCTGCGTCCCCAACACCTGCTGCGTTGTCTGGGTTGTTACCAGCTGGTAATACTAATGGACGGTTTGAACTGTCCACACCTGCTGTTAAGAAACCCCAACGTCTTGGGTGCATAAGGATTGCAGTAGCTGGTGCAAATCTATTTGAATTGATTTCCTGTACTGCGTCTGCAAGTTTTGGATATAACTCTGCAACTGTTGGACTTGCGTCTGTATAAGTTGTTTGGTTGATACCAGAAACTTGTGATATACCTAATGGTTGTCCTGATGAACCAGAACCGTTAATCATAAGGTTATCTAATTTTGTGTAATAAGCTGCAACTAAGTCTTGGAATATAATGTTTTCCAATGAGAAACCCGGTTGTCCACCTCTTTCAAGTGCTTGTCTTGAAACGTCTTGCTGACCTGCAATAGTATCAACATTGACTGTTAATAAGGTGTCGTCCATATTTGTTTCTTGAACAGCTGAGTTTTCACTAGCTTGTTCTGCTGCTGCTGATCCAGTTGTTATTCTGGATATTTCAATTTTGTTACCGAACGCTGGTAAGTCCTTTTTAGGAACAGCGTTATAAAATGGTGAACCTGCTCTTGCGATTGGTGCGTACTCATCTACTAAGTATTGAGGTACAACTAATCCTGTAAAAGCACCAGTTCCAACATCTCTAGCTTCAAAATCTTGGTGCTTGTTAAGTCTTTCTTGTGCTTTAAAGTCGCCTGATCTAGCTGCCCAAGCGTCTGCAATAAAAGAGTGGTCGCCACCCTCTCTATACAAATCTGGCTCGTTTACTTCTACAACAGCTTCTTTATCGCCTAAGTCCTCGTCCTCAACACCAAGTGCATTTCTGCTTTCTTTAACTGCTTTCAAAGTTTCAGCTGCTTCTCTTGCTTCTTCAATCTTTTCGTTCATTTCTTTGATTTCAGCGTGAAGTTCATTTGATCTAGCAAATTTGCTATCAAAATCTTCCCCTGCTTCCATTTCATCAAGTTCAGAAACAAGACCGTCAAGTTCAGCTACTTTAGCTTCTCTAGCTTCAATTAATTTTTTCAATTTAATTTCCTTGTTGTTATTTTCTTATACTTCTGCGTAGAGTGTGGTAGTCAAGTGTGATACACGGCTATAACCACGGCTATACGTCTTTTAGCGAATACCGTCCCTTTCAAGTTTCAGTTTTAATAAATCCACTTTAGGATTGCTTCGCTTTTTATCAACGTCATCACTTTCAGCGACTTGGTTAATAAAACTTTCTAAAATCTCTGTAGCTTGTTCCCCACTTCTTGCTTCAACTAATTCTTTGTGCAAGTTCTCTATATCTATACCACGAAGTTTTGCACCTGCCCACGGATTAGCTGGATATGTTACTACTGATACGTCAAATAGTCTTGCTTCGTTTACTTCTCTGTTTTCACCGTTTTGGTCAAAATTATCTTTAATTGCTGCAAATGCAAATGACATTTCGTTTAAATCGCCACGCTTCATAGCACTTGATACTTCTGCAACAGTTGGGTTGCTTGGATCAAGTTCGGCTCGTACAAATAAACCATAATCATCTTCTTCAAGCTGTAATGTACCAGACGAAGTTCTTGCCAATGGAATACCGTCGTGATTAACTAAAAATCTAACGTCATCTTGTTCTTTTAATGTTTTCTTAAATGCACCGGGTTTAATTGTTTCGTTGTATTGTCCACGGCTATCTCTTACGCCATACGGTTTGTCAAATACTGACGCATAACCAGTAAACAATAAAGTATCTGTATTATCTTCGCTTCTTTGCTCTACTGCACTAAATGTAAAACTTCTATTTTCAGTTTGTCTTTCCATTGTTTTTAGAATAGTTGACCTTTTTTGCATACCAAGTGTTTGTGATATAGAAATTACTTTGTCAAATTTATCCATTAATCTAAACTCCTTTTTTTTATTTTTTTGTTTTCTAGGTTCTAATTCACCCTCACTAACAAGTTGTGCAATTTTTCTATCTGCCCAATCTGCTGCTTTCATAGGTTCTGTCCACGGATTGCTACCCCACAATAAAAATGCAACATCACTAGCTACCCAAGTATCTGGATCTTGTGGATTTGTTTTTTCTCTATCTAAATCGCTAATGTGTCTTTTATGCCACGCTGCAATACGTACGATTTTATCTATGCTAATTTGTTCGCCACTAGCCATTTGTCTAGCTTCACGTTTTGTTTTTTCAGTTAAACCGTCCCCTGCCTTATTAAGATTATCTAAACCACGTTGTGCATTATCTTGCATAAATTTAGGTGGTGTTCTATCTACTTGTCGTAATTCTGTTTCTTGATCTAAACTATTTTCTTCTTCTTTTTGTTTAGCTTCGTTAATTAATATTGCTTGTAATTGTTTTTCAGCTTCTTCGTGTGTTTCGTGGCAACCCATAATTCTACCATCATCAAGTTTGACTACTGCGTGTCCTTTACAATCTTCATTGTCCATTTGTATTTCGTATGGCATTAATCTGGCCTTACTACTATTACATTTCCTGTTGCACTTGAACCAATACAATACAATTCATTGTCTTGTGGAATACGCATTGTAGTTGAAGCATTGTTTGCTAGTTCAAATCCTGTGCTTGTTGTAACATTAGAACCACCTAAATATATAGCTGAACCGTGTTCGTTGTGAATATATATTTGTTGATGAAAATTTACGCTATCTATAATTTTTGTTGCTGTTGTGTCGTTTACTTCAATACTTTGACTAATCATTTGGTAACTCGTTTGTTGGGTCGTGTTCGTCTATGCCTTGTGGTTGTAATGTTGGATCTACCAATGCACCTTGTAAACCAATGTAGAACTTGTCGCCACCCTCGTAAGGTTCTAAATCCATTTTTGCCCTTGCTTCGTTTGGTGTCATAATTCCAGAACTAACAGCTACTTGAAATGACCTAACTCTACTTAGTTGGTCGCCACGGCTATATTCATCTGTATCTAATTTAACAAACTGTTTACCCGGTAATAATGTGCTAAATCCGTCTTCTATTCTTCTAATCCACGGCAACAATGTATGTCTAATAAAAGCAAGTCCATTACTTTCAATATTTGAATAAACATTTGAACCGTCTTTAGATAACAACAAATGTGCTGGTATTCTAAATACTCTTGCAATCTCGTGTACAATCTGATCTCTTGCAGCTATAAGTTCGTTTCCTGCTGCGTCTGATATAGCTTTCCATTTTAACCCACCAGTAAGAACTGCTGGTTTTCTATTTCTATTATGATTACCTAACCAAGTTTCTTTTAAGATATTTGCTTGTTCAGCTGTTAAGTCCCTGTCGGTTTCTAATACAGAACTTGGTGTACCACCTTGTCCATAAAACTGTGCGATATGTCTTTCCATAGCCAATGCAAGTCCATAGGTATTTGAATTGGTGCGAAGTGGACTTACACCTATTAACTGACCGGGATAGCAATACCACACAAAATGTAACATATTGTCGCTTGTTATTTTTCTATCGTAAGAACCTTTTTTAGTTTGTAGCATATAAACTTTTTGTCCGTCTGACATTTCTACTTTGACTTTTTCTGGGTGTATTGGTGTAAGCTGTATTGGTCTGCCTTGTCTGTCTTTATCTACTAACACGAAACTATTACCGTGCATAGCTAAAGATGTAATTATTTGATGTAACAATGAAAACATTGATAAATCAAGACTTACATTTGGTTTTTCTAAAAATTTTGGTTTATCAGTAAATATTGTCTTTTGACCGTCATAACGAAGTGTTTTAATTGGAAGTAACGCAATACTATCAGCTATTAACGATATTGCACTAAATACAGTTGATATGCCAAGTGCAGACATTTCATTTACTTTTTCGCCTGTATAGTTGTACAGACCACCCTCACGCAACGCTAATAAATCAACTAGGTTTCCAAGTGCTGCGTCCCTGTTTTCTACTCTTTTGAATAAACTCATCTAACTGCTAAATAACTTCCTATAATTAAAAACGCACCAGCGACTATTAACGCTAATGATACGTTTATTGTATATACCCCATAAATTATAAGTCCTGCACCTATTACTTCAGTTAGTGTTGTTATATAGTTTTTCATAAGTTTATAATAGCAACTTCTGGTTCATCACTTAGTGGATCTGGTGCAGTTATTCTATCAAGCATTAAAACCATAGCTATAGCACCGTCAATCTTTCTTTTACTTCTACCCTTAGATAAACGCCAACCCATATCAGTAGTTCGTTGTGCTGCACTCATCACTTGATCTGTAAACGTTGGGTCGCCATTGTGTCTTACTTTTGTGTTTGCAATTAAATCATAAGCGTTACCACAAGCTGGTATCATACGTGAGTGTGTTTGTGGGAAGTTTACCATAGGTACACCACGGTCTAATAATACTTGTGCAGAACGTTCAAAAAATGCTGGGTCGTATGCTACTTCTTTAACTTTGTAGTCTTTCATCAATGAAACAATAAATGCTTCTATTTCTTGATAATCCATAAAGTTTTCATCATTTGGTAGCCATATCTTAGACATCATATTAATTATCTCGTTATCATCTTTTTGACCATACACTATTGCAACGCTGTCGTGCCGTAGTGCCATATCTACACCAACAAATGTATCTAGTCCCGGTTCTAGTTCTAATTGTTCATCTTGACAAGCTAACCATTTTTCAATTTCTATCCAGCTTTCTTCTTCTGTTCTAGTCCATTGATTAAGGTGGTATCGTTGAAACTCGTTTATTGGTAATGACTTATGCCTACGTCTTAAATTTTCTATTGGCCACCAATCATTAGGAATTGCCGGGTTTACTTTTTCCCAAATGCTTTCATCTGTTGGGTTGTCATCTTCTTTTGCACCAATCCATTTAAAATAAAACTCTGGATCATCTTGCTTTCCTGCTTCTTTTAATAAACCACGTTGATACATACGACCTGCCATACTATCTAAGTCGTGTCCAGCTGTTGTGATGTTTAGCACTAATCCGTCTTTACGTTTTGCTGTATTGTTTGATAAAACATAATGTACACGTTCTAAGTTAATGTTATTCCACTCGTGTATCTCATCAGCTATAAAGCAACTGTTTCTACCACCGTCTGCTGTTCCTGCTTTTGCTGCTACTCTAAATGCTCTACCCGGTGCGTTCTTTACCTGTATTTCGTTTTCAAACGTTTCAACCATATCACGTAAAAATATACTTTCTTCGCACATAGTTTTCATAGTTCCAAACACTAGGTTTGCTTGTTCGTAACTTGCAGCTGCAACGGCTACTAATGGACTGGTTACACCAGATCCAAGAAGTTCATATAGTCCTATTGCAGCTGCTAAAGCTGTTTTACCATTTCCTTTTGGTAGTCCTATTAACGCTTCTCTGTATTTTCTTTCGCCATTATCTTTGATTTCATACATATCGTATATGATTGCTTTTTGCCAATCATCAAGTTTAAATGGTTCACCGAAAAAATCACCCTCACCGTGTACGCA